AACCATAACGACCCCTAGAAGATGCCTCAGACTGAAGCCCACGAATAGCCTCTTGACCAGCCATCGTCGTAGGTCGATACAGAGCCTCAGCAGCACCCGCTAGGAACGGATTAACACCTCGTCCTTGAATTGTCGCTAAAGTCTCTTGTTGAGCAGCCTCAGTCAAAGGAGAACCTGCTAGAGCACGTTGTTCAGCAAGCCCTAGAGCGCGTGTAGTGGCCTCAGAAGGGCTTACAAAGGTTTGATCGGGAAAGAAGGATGGAGTAGTTCCCTGATAAAGACGTTTAGTTTCACCAAGACCATATTCAACATAAGGCTTGAGTGTTGGATCAATCTCAGCCCTAGCTGTTTGTGTTTGAGTACCGCCGCCACCGCCCATAATTACACCTCACAAATCCATTGTTTCGGACGGAATCCATAAGCCGCCGCCCTTCTATCCCAACCGCGCCTATGGCTAGAAAATGTCAGATATTTGACGTTAGCTTGAGCCGCCATGCCTTTAATGTATTTTAAGGCATTTTCGACAATTTCATAGCTATTTTCTAACGAATAAGCAGCCCATAAATGCAGAGTCTCACCTAAAGGTTGCAGGATAAAGAAGCCTTGATAATGGTTATTCTCTATCAGTACGAAAAGCAAAGACCTTTGATTAAAGCAATCCGTATATACGTCCTCGATAATCCAATTCTCAGGACTCTTAGACTTAATTTTCTCTAAACCGGGCTTAACTGAAGCCCACCAATTTCTCAGTTCTTGAGGGTCAATGTATTTGTATTCCATTAACCGATTATCACATAACCATACGTCTTATCAGCAGTGCTATTTGCCCAATGTGTAACCGTAGCTTGCCCACGTTGCTTCGCTGAAACATACACATTACTTGTTGCAGATGGCGCAATATAATTTACAGTCGCAATAACACTAGGAACCGATGGCCTGTCAGGAGTCGTGCTAGTCCCATAATGCTCCATCACAATGCCAGTGTCAGAAGGTCGCCACATGATTTCAATGTAATCATTAGCCTGAAGCTCAAGAAAGAAGTTCAGGGCAGCAATAACGTGGGACGGATCACCAGATGATTTCCTAGCTGGCATACCAAAACGACTATTAGATCCAGCGATATTCGTCCCGTTCTTCCTAAACCAAATATCTATATCCTGACTATCGTTCGTAGTATTCTTAAACTGTATCGAAAATTGGATGTTATAAATTCCGTAATTCCTGACGTTAAGCCGTGAACTATTGGAAAGATAAACACCACTCGAATAATCTGTTGTATTAAATGTAACAGCGTAGGCTGTAGTAGTATTCGCAGCAGTCTGGTCTGTAGTGTCCTGAAACGCCCCATAGGGAGCCGCATCAGCTTCCGCAGCATCAGATACAGGTGTGAAGAATATTAAGCTCTCAGAGCCTATACGCTCGTCGTAGAGGGTAGTTGTGGTGGCATTGCCTGTAGCCAGCGTCAATAACCCAGTATTGTTCGTTTTACCGTCCATAATCCCGCGAACAACCTCTGAAACCTCACGTTCTGAGGCTCCAAATACCGGGAGAGTTCTAAACTGGACGTTACGAGTCATCGATCACCCTGTTTCACAATCTCAACATCTACGCCAACAATAGTTTTCCAGTTGGAGCCTGTCGGAGTTACCTTAATCCGGTGGTAATCCCCATTAGACCTCAGAGAAACCCTGTTTTCTGCGTCTGCTGCTACTGCGGTTCCGAATTCAACTGATTCTGTGAGCAAATCCCTGCTTGCAACTGCGACTGTTGCCGATCCATTATCAACAATAGGTTTTGCCAATGTGACAGTAGAACGTCCAATGTCTATATCCCCTGAAACAACGTATGCAGTTTTGTATGCACCTGAAATAACAACGATCTTTTGCTCTCGAACACCTAACGCTAGTAGTTGACCACCAGCCCAAAGCCTAGAATCCAGCGGAATATCAAGTGCATCTAGGTTCGTATTGTAGTTATCCACTTGTTCTAGCGTCGCACTAGGAGTGTAACCATAGGAAAGATGGAAAATATCCGTCGTTCCATAGCTCCATTTACCCAAATCAATGCTGTAAAAGAGCAAATATCTGCCGCCAAATGTATTCTTAAAGTTCCAAATGACTAATTTCCTGACAGGATCAACCGTAGAACTAATAGCGTTAATCAACTGGTCTGGAATAGCATTCTCAAAGAACCATCGATTGACCTTCTCTAGCCCAATGTTCTTAACCGTCTGACCATCACAGACATAAAAGCCATCATCAGCCAAGAAATACGTCAATCCACCGAACTGAGCGATAGAACCATTAGATAAACAGCCCAAAGTCCTAGAAATAGCGTCAAACTGGAAGAAATACGGGCTTCCTGAATAGGACATACGATAAATCGCCCTTTCCAAGAACACCAATCCATACTCTCCACCAGCTAACCCAATAATATCGCCACCATCAGGGATTAACTGTGAGTCACTCTGAGAAGCAGTGCTAGGTGTCCAATCTGTCTCGTCATTAATATCAGACCAGTAAACCCTAGATTCTTCACCGCCAACATTAGCCGCAACTACAAAGTCTCGAACTACAGTCACATACTTAGCCGTAGGAGCAGCAGCAGATAGGTCTGAAACCGTCGTAGAGCCTCCCAAATCCCAATATTGGAGTTTGTTAGCCCCATTAGCCAAAATCAGCTTAGAACCGAACTGAGTCACATCCCAAGATTCTACAGAGCTATAGGAAGTCTTTACAGCATCCAGTGAGGCATCGGTAGAGTCAAACTTATAGATCGAAGTAGCACTAGCAGCAAATAGAGTGGAAGCACCAGCATACTTACCTGCAAAAGCAAGCAGCAAAGTTTCTCCAGCAGCGTCAGAATAGTCTGCGGCATCTCGTAAAGGGGCATAACCGTTAGTAACAGGATAACAATTCACAGCTTCCATTACAGCACCAGTTACACCCGGCTGATCTGGCAACCATTCTCCGAAAGTAATCTTCATTGCTTAACCCATGTAGTAGGCTCAGGAGCAACAATCGTCCATTCGTAACCTATGATGTTTCCAGTAGCATCTACCACAGCAGTTGCAACAACAGAAGCCGCAGCCGTAGTCACATAACTACCTAGTGCCGATACCGTTGCCACACCAGTAACTGAAGCATTACCAGAAACAATAAAGTTACCAGCAGCCGTTACCGTAGCTACTCCAGTAAACGAAGCCGATCCACGAATAACGTCTACAGGAACAGCCTCAAACGTCGCATTACCTGTAATTGTGGCAATACCGTACTTCTCAGCTAACGCAGAAGCAACAAACGTAGCCGTACCAGTAAACGCAGCAGAATCGCCTTCATACTCGGCGTATCCGTCATTCCAGTAACCAGCAACAACATATCGGTCAGGCTGGCTTAAATCACCTTCGCCATATCCCTGAACCCAATAATCGTAGTCAACGTAGTTAGCCATTACAATCCGCTAATTTGCTCTGAGGTCAATGCGATAACATCTGTGCTAGACAATGCAGCTATCTGGTCGCTAGAAATAACAGACAATTCCACTGTTTCAATTGTAGTAGGCAGCGCATATTCAATCCACTGCATCTGGTCATGGTTCCACTTCCATCGATAGCCTTCGCGGTCTATAGGCTTAGGATCGCGGATAACCCACTCCCAATTCAGCCAGACTACCTCCTTGCCTTCAGGAGCATCAGGGGCATCAGGAACCTCTAGCCAGCCTTCTGTGCCATCTGTTTCTGGCTTTGGAATAGAGCCGTTCTTTGTGTAGAGCATGGTCAATCCTTATTGCAGAGCGTTTGGTACGCCATTAAATCTTTGTTGTGCAGCGGCACAGTAAACAGCATGCGCCTCCTCTGGAGTTGCGTAAGTTCCAAGATGCGTATTAGCAAGTCTTGCCATATATCTTGACCCGTTAGGCTGAACTCCCCTCGGCAATCTTTTCGTTGGAAGCCGTTTATTAAAAGCAGACAAAGATTCATCTGCCGCCCTAAGATTTGCAATTGAGTTATTCAGCGGGTTCCCATCAATATGGTCAACAACAATGGGTTCTTCGTCATTAACCATCTTCCATATAATTCTATGCGCCAAATATTTAGTGTTGTTAATTGATAACACCAAGTAGCCAGCAGAGTTTTTTACGCCAACTTGTTTTCCTGCATACCTAGTATTCCAGCCATTAGCCAGCACAGAATCAAAAACCCTGCGTTTCCAAAAAAGCGTTCCAGCAGTTTCGTCGTACTCGAATAATTCAAGTAACTCGGATTTGCTTGGCAATGTTTTGTTGTTTCTAGGCATGATTACTGTGTGGCAAAAGCTGCTGTCGGTGGAGTAAACGAAGCCGTGTACCTAGCATAGCCTTTGGTGATGCGAACATCATCCATGTATCCGTTGAGAGTGTTTGAATAGTCATAACGATTTGCTCCGACTACAAGCAGTTCAGTTGTAACCGTTCCAGAATTACCGACCGTTCCACTGCCTCCACCGTCAGTGCCATTTATGTAAATTTTGACAGTAGTTCCAGACCGCACAATCGCAATGTGCGTCCAAGTCGTTGCAGCAATTCCAGTAGTTGTAGTTATAGTTGCGCCGCCAATTACCAAGAATTGAACGTATCCCGTCGTTCCTTTGATGCGAACCTGATAACCAGTGGTAGATACATTACCGCAACCAATAGGGTCAACATCACCAGTTAGGTTTGCCCTGTAAACCCAAAACTCAAGCGTAAAGTCGCCAATGTTCAAGTTGTTATTGGGGCTTGCTGGTGCCGTCAGGTAGTCCCCCGTCCCATCGAAGTACATCGAGCTGCCGCCAAACTTACTTTGCGTCGTGCTGATCTGCGCATTGCCAACAGTCTCCAGCACGTTCTTGCCAGTGGCATCGATGATGCCGCCGTTGGTGAAGTTGAGGAGCGCATTAGCAGTTCCAGATGCAACTGTAGTAGTTAATGGTGCTGTTGGAACGGTGTATGTTGATCCTGTATAGAGAGCGCCGCCCTTGGTAATACGAACGCTGCTAAGGTATCCATTAAAGAAAAGATTGCCACCTCCTGAAATAAGAGCAGCACCAAAGTATGTTGCCCATGTTCCAGTGTTAAGCGAACCCGCTATGGTCTGAGTTGTAGCAGAACGTGCACCATTTAGGAACCCGTAGAACGTACTTCCTGTACGAACAAGAGCGACGTGGTTCCAGCTATTCGGTACAACAGTTCCGCAGTTGATCGTATAGTCGGTCGTCCCAGAGTAAGGCCGAACTCGCACAGATCCGCTAAGAATTACAATGTTGTATTGAATATCGTTTCCGGTAGCAATGTTGCCGTTGTTCCTAATTACAAGTGGCTGTTCAGCGGTTACGCCGTTTGCATAAAACCAGCATTCAACAGTGAAATCACCGGTTGATAAATCCAACGCAGTATTGTTTGCTGCGCTTAGGTAATCCCCCGTCCCATCAAAGTACCCACTGCCGCCATTCGTTGCCGCGCTGTACGCAGCCGTAGGAGCGAACGGGCTGAATGCTTGGACGGAGGGTGTGCCGTTGACTGTGATGGCGAATGCGTTGCTGCTGTTGTCAACAAAGCGGTTTGACTGGCAGGTCAGTAGCTGTGTATTAGTGACTGCGGTTAGCGGTGCTGTTGGAACTGTAACCGACGTATATCCAGAGCCTTTCAATACGCGCATATTTGAAAGATACCCTGACAGATGCGCTGTCAAATTAAAACCACCTACGCCTATTGTAGGTCTATTAGTTCCAACAATATAGTTGTTGGAATCTGTGTAAGTAGTAGACTGCACAGTTCCATCAATAAACATGCGCGTTGTACCACTAACTCTGCTAACAACAATGTGATACCACCTATTAGTAGAAAAAGTTGAGTCGCTTTCTATCCTGCTTGCCGAGTTTGTGTAATACCTAAATTTACCCCCCGCTATATCAACAAGAGGATACAAACCATTAGTTGATGTTGGCCTAGCATCATAAATAGCTTGGTCTGCTGTTGATGTTAAATAGACGAATGTTTCAATAGCCCAATCGCCAGTTCCAAAAGAAAAACCAGATTGAGCTGCAAAATTGAAATAATCTGTGCTTCCGTTAAAGTAGTTACTCCACCCCGTCTGACTAAACGGCGAGAACGTACCCTGCGTCGTGTTGCCGTTGCGGGTGATGGTGAAGTTGTTGCTCGACGAGTCTAGGAACGTGTTGTTCTGCGCGCCGTTCGTGCCATCTCCGGGTAACAATAGCGTGACTAGGTTGAAATAGGCATCTACGGCTGCTGCTATAGCAGTCTTAGCACCTAAGACCATTGACATGATTCCACTCATATCTGTTCCTTAGCTGACGTTACCAGTTACAACACAAACAGTACCGCTAATAAATAGAATCGTGGCAACGCCCCTAGTAGCAAGAGTCATCGTGTCCTTGTCCGTGTTCGTTCCAGCGATATAAGCAGTAGTAATCGAGCAAGTAATCGTGATATTACCCGTCGTATTATTAAATATCGAAATTACATCGCCAGCAGCAAATGTTGAGTTCGGAATCGTAATAGAACCACCAGTTCCAACACCAACAAACTCACCAATATCAGTTGTTGCTAGTGTGTACGAAGTCGTTTTATCCGATCCAGACTGAGGCACATTTCTATAGCCTAGTGTCGCAGCATCAGGAGGCAACGTATAAGTATTCGTAGCAGCAGCAGCAGGAGCGTTCAGCGTCGCAGTACCGCTAGACGAACCATTTAACCGCAGATTGCCACTGTTAAACGACTGATTAGCACTCCATGTACTAGCCGTATCAGGTTTAGCGTAGTCCGTTCCAGCAGTCGCAGCGGCTAATACGCCAGACGTAGCCTTTAGAACACCAGTAACCGTCGCACGTTTTAGAACCTTACCAGTGGTGCTACTCCACAGAGCTAGTTCACTGTCTACACTCGAAGTTACGCCTTCAATCTTATCGGTATTAAGATTCGTAAAGTTATTATCAACCTCAGTAAAACTTAGGGCTGATCCCTTTACATTCCGTAAAGTAATTGTTGTCATTTAATTACTCCTTAGGACAACTGAACCGACAAGTTGCCAGTAGTGATCTTGAATACGTCCCCGTTGTTAATCGTCTTAGAAGCATCCAAAGCCGTATGGAACAGCAGATTTCCAGAAGTCACTGCATCACGGATTGCAACGTGAGAAATAATGCCCCAATCAGCAGTCGCTTGAGGGAACTCTACAGCAGCACTATTCGTTGACGTACCGTTAGACGGAGCACCAAACGTAATAGCCTGACGAGTATACGAACCACCTGAAATCTCAGTGCCAGTATCAGCATCAGTCGGATCAGACGTATATAGCGCCAGATAAGTCGTCGTAGGACTCGTATAACTCGTATTCCGCAGAACAGCGTTAATCAACGCATTTTCTAGATAATTGGACATTTCAGCCATGATTTACCTCACATAAGACATAGACATAGGCTGACCACCGTACTCACTGGATTGGTCAGAAGTATTAATTGCAGTTATCGCACGATCATACAAAGCAGCCCAAGTCTGCAACCTTGCATCATTCATGAGATACGGTTCTGCCTCCCCTAATGCAGCATAAAGTAAAGCATCAGGATAGTTTGCCAAAAAAGCATTGGTAATGTTCGTGTCGCTCAAGTATTGAGGCTTAGCGTAATACAACATCTGTACGCTGTAAGCAGTATCAGGAACAGGGGCAAACTGAATCTCACTTGCCAGAATCGTGTAATCAATAGGCTTACCCGAATCGGTAGTCCTCGATCCTGCAAAGAAAGCATTAGGTGAACGATAAGTGAGAGACTGAACAGGAGTCGTGCGTAAATGCATGTCCCGCATCTCTAGGAAGTCCGTAGGAAGGCCAACAGTGGAATCACTAGCTGTGGTATCAGCGCGAGCTACAACGAGCATCTTGCGCGTTCTAAGGTCTCTAGCGAGCCTTTCCTCGGCTAAACGGATAAAGTCCGGAATCTGGTTAGTAAGATCACTTCTAGCCAGATAACTTGCTACCGAAGTCTTTAGCGAACTGTAATCCGTTAGCGCCATGTCTATTTCCCTGCGTTATAGTCCTCGATAGCTGTAGCCCCTACATCTTCCCATCGATACTCATGCGTACCTATGTGTCCAATGTACTTTGATAGATCATGGTCAACATACGTCGGGATTCCCTCATCTAAGGCCTTCAGACAGAAATATACGTCCTCGCCTATGATTCCCCTCGGTGACCACTGAGCATCAAACCACGGAGTTCCTAACTTCTCAAAGACTTCTCTACGAATCAAGGTTACCCCAAAACCAACAGCAGTAACCTGCTCAATTCCTTCTTTTCCACGCGAATCTACCTTTAACCAACGAGTCTTTTTAATCTCCCCAGACTCATCATCCTTAGTCAACTCTAAATTCAGAGCCGTACTAAGAACAGGCTTCCTCCGCGTTACTGCATTGACCCCTAATATCGGAACATTGCGACTTAGCATGATGCTAATGATATCGCTAGGGAACCGCATATCTGAGTCAATAAACAAGACTGCATCACAACCTTCTGATAACGCAGCCTTTACTAATCCTTCTCTCTGGTCAAAGATCAGAGTTCCTGCCATCGTGTAAAGTTTCAACCCATTCTCAGAGTTACTACACCGAAACTTCACATCATGTCCGACCATCTTGGCAAAGTCGAACGCAAATCCTGTATGTACCTCATCACGCGCTGGAACACATACTCCAACTGTGACACCTTTTTCCTTCGCAACTTTATTCTTTTTAGTAGACATTAGAGTTTCCCGCGATATGTTTTCCAGACTTGGTTTTCAGGCTTATTCAGCCAATTATTCAAGGCTTTTTGGTCTAAGACCGTAAACCCTCTCATAATCCCTAGCTTGTTTAGATCGTCTATCACCGTAAACGGTATAGATGCCACTAAGTGCAAGTCATCAGGTGGTTTCTGTCTGGCTTTATCTATCTCTAGGAGAACTTTATTCCTTTCAAGAATATCGGTTACGTCTTGCTTTGTTTCAATTACGATACCGCCATCACCATCTGCGTGTACCGTTGAAGCGCGAAAGTTCACTAAGGAGTCCTTTCTAAAAAACCCCCGGAGCCGAAGCCCCGAGGGAAATCGCTCTTCAGCGAAGGAGCTTTACAGAGCCATATTCAGGTCAGCAACGATGCCATGAGCAGCCTCGTTCTTAACCTCAAGAGTGCACTCGACCAGAATCTGAGTCTTGTCGCTGTCGCCAGCCTTAGCCAGTTCGTTAGTCTGGAACGGACGCAGATAAGCCACTGCTGCATACTCAGGATCAAGGATCAGAGCATCACGGCTACGCATGAAACGGTTAGGAACAACCGACATATTGCCGAAGTCAGACACATAAATGTCAGCAGCACCGATAATCGTACCGGGCTTATTGCCATTCACATTGAAACGCTGACCAGCAATACCAGCGAACGACGAGACTTTCTGCTTGCCCAAAGCGCCAACCATCAGAACGCTAGGCATACCACCCGAGTTGAACACTTCTGCAACAACGGTTTTCAGTAGGGTTTCGGTGAAAGTACGAGTCGTACCATCCGAACGAGTCGAAACACCGATAGTCGTAGGATCAGCACCGCCCGAACCAAAGTCGGTATTGGTCTTGATCCATGACAGCAGAGAAGCCATCTTACGAGGAGTCGAGTTCGACGAACCTGCGTCACGACCCTGATTCGACAGCATAATCGTTTCCAGATCACGCTTGATCTCTTGTGAAGCCTTAGCAAGCTGATAAGCCTTCTCAGACTTACGACCAGCCTTGTTCACCGTATCCAGAGTGCCAGAAACCTTGATGGTTTTTTGCAGAATCTGAGTGTAGTTACCAAGACGAACGGTAGGAGCCAGCGTAGCGTCAGAAGCGTCTGCACCTTCAACAGCAGCGTTAGCAGTCGTTGCAGCGTCCAGCGAGTCAGTCTGCCACTCATGATAAACAGCGGTAGCTTTAGTCTTGCCAATCGAGGACATGAAAGGAGTCTCGGTAGGCGAAATGTTGTAGATAACATCGATCAAATCTTCGCGCTGACCAATAGCGGTATGTGCGTTATAAATAGCCATGATTCACCTCAAATAAATCGTTCAAATACACTTGCGGCATCAGCAACCCTTCCAGACTGCTTAGCTCGCGCTTTAAGTTTCTTCAGTTCTTCAACGTTTGTATCCCTAGACTGTGCAACTCCGGGCTTAATCGCTTTCGGCGCTTGAGAAACCTTCTTGGTTACCTCAGGTTTACTTGCCATTAGCTTATCGTATTGCATCGCCTTATACAGCGTTAGAACCGCACGACTGTCATAAACAGCCGCTAACTCCTGATCCGAGAATCCTAGTTGTTTACCGAAAGCACGAATATCATTCCTGATAGTCTCGCCTTTAGCAGGATCAGCAAACTCAGGAATAGCCACAGTTAATTTCTGCATCTCCTCCCGAACCAAGCTCTGCATCTGCATCTGACGATCTTGCTCTTGTTGTTGAGCAATACGATGACGCTCCGCTTGTACTTGGGCTAGTTGCTTCTCCCTCTGAGCCATCTCAGCTACCTTTACCGCATAGCCAATAGGATCAGTCTCTTTCAGGTAATCTAAATTCTCAGTCTCTTGCGGCTGCAACATTGTTTCCAACATCTCTAGCCGCTGCGCGTATTGATCGCGCAATGCCTTAGCCTCTTGAACCGCTTGGCGCTCGGCCTCAACCGCCTTACGTTCTTCAGCTACAGCTTGCGATTTCTTGGTGTAATCAGTGCCAAGTTGATAAGACTTGATAAGCTCATCGAGGGTTACCTCCCGTTCTTCGCCAGCGGCTTTGACACGGAATTTTTGAGGTTCCTCTTGCTCTTCAGCTTCCTCTTGTTCTACCTCAGACTCATACTCGTCTGATTCGGCCTCGCTATCGTTGGCTTCTAGTTGGGGTTCAGGTTGTCCGTCGGAGCCTTCGTCACCACCCATTAAGCCCAAGATAGCGTTAGCTGCACCATCCACCGTCAACTCTGCATTCCCTTCCGGGGTCATGTCTTGAGTATCGCTCATTTAGTTTCCTTAATTATATCGGGAAGCGCCCGACTCGCACTACAAAATCTTTAACTTTTTCTCCTGAATCTTCTTATCCGCAGCCATGCTCTCAAGATGATTTTCCACCAACTCAAAGCACCTCAACCGCATATAAGCCTCTTCACGCTGCTCTATCTGACCATAATCAGACATTGCAAACTTGTTAATCTCCATGTCGCGCAATTCCTTCATCATTTCGATAAAGTAATCGTCTTTCAAAAGGTTAATTGCCCATTGAGATTTATTCATTACCTAGCAGCCCCATAGGAACACGCAATTCAGTAGGAGTTGCAAACTGGTCTAAACCCATCTTTCTACGGTATTCAGCCCACATTGCAGCCTTGTTATAAATATCCTCTGTAGGATCGTTTCCTTGCAGCAAATACTGTATCTCTTGCTTAGACAACGTAGGAACCAATAGCGGGAAACTTACACCTTGATCGTCAGTAGCAGATATTTCAGTCGAGAAGCCCTCAGAACTAGGCAAAAGACCAAAATAACCTTTGCCCTTCATCGATAGAGGCTCACTAGGGCTTTCAGCATATCTAGCCCCATAAGACTGCAATCCGCTAATAAAATCAAGTAATCCCATTATTGAATCATTGTTCCTGTCTTAGTCAGATTGCCCAACTCTTTCAGAGCCTTCAGAGTCAATTCAACCTGATTGTTCTTTGCGCTCTCATCAGCCAAATCCATAGCCAACATAGCTTGCAGTTGTTTAACAGCAAGTTCAGCCTCTTTAATCCGTAGTTCAGCCGCATCTCGCTGGTTCTTCATCTGCATCTCTATGCCCTTGCGAGTGTATTCCGCTTCAAGCGTCTGCCTCTCAAGATCAAGTTTTGCCGCATCAATTTGTGCCTTAGCCTGAGTCTTTTCACGTTCAACCTGAGCCAACATCTGCGCGACTTCGGCTTGTGCATCGGGAGCCGGTGGCTGTGGCTGAGATAACGCAGCATCAACTTCTGGTGTAATTTCATTCATGAACTCGGTGGAATCCTTAAATCCTGCCGCCTCAATGAACTTAGCCAATGTATTACGGTATTGACCAACTGAAACCAAAGGATTTGCAGGGCCATACTGCTGAATAATCTGCTCTTGCTTAGATAGAATCATCTGCAACATAGCCAGCTTCTGCTCACGATCCCCTGAGCCAAGACCAACATTCACAGACACATCGTATTCATTAGCCCATGTGCGAGGGTCAAACTCTGCATACTTCCCACGCATACGGACAATCTTGGGCTTGTTCTGATACTTAGTCATCAGATGCAAGATGCCCTTAAACAGACTCTTTACACCTGTCTCAGCAAACACCCTAGCTATCAACTCCAGCTTGCCAGAGTTAGACTTCATCATCGCAGCCACAGCAGTAGCCGAGACATTGTTCAGAACATCAGGATCAAGACCTTGTTGCGAGTCTGAAACACCAGTGCGCTTAGCCTGTACCTGATCCATGTACTCCAGCATTGGGAATGCCTGAGCCGTTACAGCAGGAACCTCGATAGGCTGGATAGCATTAGCCGACTTCATCCGAATAACACCGCCCGGAGTAGCGTTCAGCAAGTCATCGAGATTCACCTGACCATCTACAGCACCAACCCTAGCGTTGTTCGTGAGATACAAGTTATCCAGCATCTGACGGGTTACCGTAGACTTTATAAGCTGAATATCCATTGCACGATCAGCCAATGACTGACCAAAGAACTTGTGAGGGATAGGAATCGGACAAATAGTGTGGAACGGAACATGGTCACATTCTTCGTCATCTAGAATCTCAGAGCCGCAATAGACAATCCTACGAAGTTCAGCAATACCGTCCTCATCCTCGTCAATCTTGATATAACACTCATAGACCTCAACCGTTTGCATTGAGAAGTCCAGACTATTGTTCTGGTCAGGCTGCTCACCATTCGGATAACGAGCCACTCTCTCATCAGAGAACTCAAGATCGTTATAAGTCGGCAATGTATCGATAATCTCTTTGTCATAGCCCATAGCTATCAACTCAGAACGAGTCATTAGCTTACGGTGAGCTACGAAATTAGCATCGCTGACAGTCCGAGCACTCTTGGAGATCAGGAACTCTTCGGGTGGCACGTTATCAATCTTTACGCAGCCATATTCCTTCTTACGCTTGACATAGATTTCATACTTGGGAATCTGGATAGGATTGCCCATCATGTCAAACCCACCGTCCTCGAACTCTACTTCCTGCTTAATGACTTCCATAGAGCCATCAGCTAAAAGCATTGCCAGTTCATCTTCAGTGAGATTGCTGTATTCCTCTTTGATAACAGATTCTTGCTCGTCCCAGTAAGCCTTAACAACGCCGACCTTCTGAAGCAAAGCATCCTTGAACCAGTTATGCAGGATCAATAGACCGTCGTTCTCACGATAGAACACCCAATTACAGTAGTCTGTAGCCTGTTTAGCCGTTTCCTCATCGCCCGGACTCTTAGGCTCAAAGTAGACAATATCTTCAGTGGTGGTGAATACGCGGATTAACTGAGGAAGTGCACCATCGATAGCCTCTGCTACTTCTCCGGTGACTATTTGACTGCGACCCTCTTGCTCATTGCCATAAGGATCACGCAAGTAATACTGCAATGCCTTGCTACGGGCTTCTGTTGTCTCTGTGTCGAGATACCCGATAGCGTTGTCTATTTCATTCTCAAGAATACTCTTGACTGTGCCTGAATCGAGCATAACTGCCCCTTTGGATAATTTTGCTCATTATACAACCCAACTTACGTTTTTTGGCAATGGTGTTGACCATGAATCTACGCCTTCGTCAAGTGTTATCGCTAGGTAACGGAATGCGTCTGCTCCATGAGATGCCCATGAATGCAATGGTTTATCGTAGTAAACATTCTGGCGCTCATTGAATTCACGGCGATAGTTTCTTAGCGCGTCTAGCCCTGCCTTTGTTTTGTCCTTATCGAACCAGCATCTCGGCAATAGCCTTCTAGCCGCCTGAATACCGTCTGCAATCGACAATCTAGGCGCTACCCTAATATCTAGTCCAGCTTCCTGTAAAACCTCTTTACGGCTCTTTCCTGTACCTAGTTCCCGGACTTCAACGTCGTGCGGGAGGAACTGCTCAAACCCTTCGTACTTGTTCTCGCGCAACCATCGTACATAGTAGTCCAGACCGACTCCGTGGGCTTCGTGATAGTCAATAAGCCGCACTTCCTTGCCAGCCAACTGAGCCACCCAAAGACTTGTCGAATCACTAATACCCAAATCCCAAGCGACAAAAGACCTGCAAAGATCATCCCGGTCAATAGTGGTGATGCGACTCTTCGCCTCAAGATCATTGATAAGCGACCCATAGTAAGCCCCTTCCACCGCTGCATTAAACGAGCACTCGAACTCTTGGTCATACTTGTCCTGACCCATTTCCCTTAAAGCAGCCTTAAGTTCTTGCTCTGGGATAATCTTAGTCTGACTAGCCTTGAACTCTAGGAATGACCAATCTGCCTCAGTCTTGGCTCTTTCTGCTAGATCGTGGAAATGGTTATTACCCTTAGGAGTCCCAATGAACAAAGCCCACCCAAGACGATCTGCCAGCGCTGGACGGATAATCTCGTTCCAAATCTTAGGGTTCTGATCCCCAACCTCATCAAGACATACTCCGTCAAAGTACTGACCCCTAAGACTATCAGGATTGTCAGACCCGTAAAGACTAATCCGACGCCCCCAAAAATCAACGCGCAACTCAGCAATGTTAGCGATAGCACCAAGTGGCCTTGTATATTCTAGTAAGTAATCCCAAGCAATCCTTTTGGCTTGACCATAAGTAGGCGCGATATACGCTAGTCGAGGGTTTGGCTTCTCGCATTGGATTGCACTCTTTATCAGATGATTGATAGCCGCTACAGTTTTCCCAGCGCGACGATGCATTACAGCAACTACAAACCTGTGCTTATCTAACGCCTCATGTAACTCGTACTGGTGAGGTCTTGGCTTGTAATCTATCTGTATCTCTTTCATTTCTTCCAAGATACAACAAGAGGCGCTCCATCAGCCCCGGTAATCTCCTGCTTCTGTGTCTCAGCCCATCGCATCTGAGCCTTAGTCCACCAGATCAATGCAGTCGTATCACCGCCCTGAGCCTTGCTAAACAGCGTCTTGGCTATTTGTGCGCTGGCTTTAGCCTTACCTACGTTTAGCTCAATCCGATAATGTTTCCGCAGCGTCTTGTCATCGATGCCAATCAATGCGCCTATCTGCTCATGGGGCAAGCCTAGTCCTGCCGATGTCTCGACTATCCGCTTGTTTTCTTCGCTAGGAATATGCTCTACCATTTTCTTAAGGGGAAATGTTACTAATCTGTCAACAATACGGCCTTCTTGCCGGTGAAATCTTCCCATCTCTTTACTATTACATCACAGTATTTAGGGTCTAGTTCCATTAGCATTGCATGGCGATTTGTTTTCTCACAGGCAATTAACGTACTACCGCTGCCACCGAATAAGTCGGCTACAACTATGCAATTTTTGCCCCAATTTTCAAAAAACCAACTTGCTAATTCGACTGGCTTTTGTGTTGGATGAACCCTTGTTTTTGTATCATCCCTCTGCATTCCGTGATGTCCCGACCACAAAATCCGCGCAATCAATCGCTTATGTTTTTGTTTTGACCAACATAGTTCAAAGGTATTACCCGACACTTTGTCCATGTTTTCGTTTGTTCGTTTATCCCATACGATCCATGAACCATTCTTACGATCTGGAAGTAATTCACTGAAATAGTCAGCACCCCATATAAAAATTTCATCTGTGTCGTGGAAAGCCGCAAAAATCGTGCTGATTAACTCAGGCGCAAAATCTTCGTGATCCCCCACTACCTCGTCAAATCGTTTTCCAGTTTTTCGGTGAGATTTATCAGCGGCAAACATTGAATCGTAGTTAGTATCCAGAAACATACCATAAGGAGGATCAGTAAACACCATATCGGCCTTTTGACCATCCATCAGCTTCTCTACCGCATCAATGCTCGTGCTATCCCCACACATTAACCGATGATTGCCAAGTTGATAAATATCCCCTAGCTTCGTCTTAGGCTCTACCGGGGCTTCAGGTACGGCATCCTCGTCCGTTAATCCATCTACCTGCTCAGGCTCCAGCAGCTTATCTAGCTCTTTAGGGTCGAATCCGAGTACGTCCATCTCGAACCCTTGTTCCTTTAGGTCGGCTAGTTCCAACGATAATAGGCTAAAGTCCCACCCTGCATTTAACGCTAGTTGATTATCCGCAATAACATAAGCCCGTTTTTGGGTCTCGGTCATGTCCTTTAGCTCGATTACCGGGACTTCCTTGTAACCTAGCTTCCTTGCAGCCATTAGCCGCCCATGACCTGCAATAATCCCATTCTCGGCATCCACCAATATAGGATTAGTCCATCCAAACTCCTTAATACTTGCCGCGATCTGGGCTATCTGTGCGTCAGAATGAGTCCTGCTGTTTCTGACATAAGGGATTAGTTTATCTACCGCAACTGTTTTTATCTGCACTGTGCATTACCTCTTAGGTGTCATGCGTAGAACAATTCATACATATCTGGCCTGTTAGCCTTTAACCACGCTTTAGGCTCCTCTAAGCACTTCTCGTAGTCCATTCCTACCGTTTGTGATCCAGCATGATGAACATACGCCCTGCTCACGAAATGCTTATACCCCGCCTTACTCATGTCCATACAGATTATATTATCTGAAAACCAATTTATAGAGGGAAATTTAGCCGTATCCCATGCATCTTTAGTTACAGCAGCGCAAATAGGAGCTATTACTTTTGCCTCTTTTATTTTTTCTTCACTACTGTATTTCAACGCTGTAACACTATCACCCTCTATCGGGAATCTAATATTCTGGTCATGCAATACATAATCCGACCTACATCCTAACCAACCTACCTTGAATTCTCTATCGCCTGTAAGAAAGTCATAGTCTTTCTTTAACAGTTCGTAAGTCGTAGGAGTAAATACCACATCATCGTTACATACTATTAATGAATCGTAATGCCCATGTAGGAATGTGTAATCAATCGCTGAATTATATGCATCTCCGAAATTGGTAGCAGTATTGGGTCTGAAGATGACATTTCCCGTGTCTCTGACTCTTGCCCAGAGTTCCAAGTTATTACCGCTAAGGTATATCGGTATATCATCTGGTGCATACTGATTTATTGACTCCATTAATACATGGATGCTCGGACTGTTTACAGTGCATATTACGATTGCTTGCAAGTAACCTCCTGTTAGTTGTTGGCAGTGTCTGAATAGAGCCTCACTAAGTTAATCCCATCTCCAGCAATTACATAGGTGCACCTATGCCGCCAACACGACTGAGGACTAATGCGGCTATACGCACCTTTCGATGCCCCTGCGACCGCTTAAACAGGTTAATCAATCCTCATGCGTGTTAGCTGTTGGTATCAGCTATTCCCCATTGTCCGTGTGCACTATGCCACTGCCGACTGTTCACTAATACCAACACGACTGAGCATTCACCGTATTTCTCCGGTAGTGGTGCGTTCTACCATCTCCAGCAAATGCTCATGCGTCTTGATACCCCAGAAATACAAATCAGCAGGGTTGCTATTCGTTAAGAATCCGTAACTCTCAAACTCCTCAAACGTAAACTTCTCCCTAAAATCCTCCTCCGTTAAGTTGCGGTAATAATCACCACAAAAAGGAGCATCATCAGGACTAGTCCGTTTAGTTCCATGCTCAGGTCTACCAGTAGTTGCACAAGAGAAAAACACTAGCCCACTACTCATCCTAATCATATTCCTGAAAGTAGCTTCCCATTCAGGATTATGCTCAAAGCACTCACAACTAGCCACAACCTTAAAGTAACCATCAGGAAAGTCTAATTCCTCTCCCTTAGCCACCAGATCAACGCCTTTGCCTTCTCCCAAGTCAACACCAGTATAGTCACAGCCTACAAAGAATTGTCTTATCGAGCCATTAATATCCAAACTTCCTACTTCCAATACTTTCTGACCTGCAAAAAATATAGGAAACTGTGATTTCAGACTGCTAACGAAATTTAACTGGCTCTGGTGACTCACCACTTCACCCTGTCCGCAACAGCTTTACAGACGAAAACAAAATCCTCCATGCTGTAATGTTGTTTCATCATGTTTACCTTTTTGCTTACTATCTGAATATTGTCTTTTTTATACCCAATTTGACTATCAATTCTATCTATACTTGCATCAGTATTTTGTGGATGACCAATTGACGGAAAAACTAATAACCAACCAGTAAGAGCACAACGACGATCTTGCTCATCAAAAACGTCTGCAACATCGTCTATTGATAGTTCCCAACTTATTCCACGAGTCTCGGCTCCAACTTTAAATTTATTGAACCAAGAAACTCTAACCCCTCTATGCCAACCCCTATGACAATTGTCTGTTTTTCGGTTTGAGCATTTTTTGCACATTTTTTTGAGTCGCAAAGACTCAATAGCATAATTCTTTCTTAAATAACTTTGAAGCTCACCACAAGATGAACATGGCTTGTAATATCTGCCATCCGAACCTTTTGTAACTTCCATAAAGCCTCCTGTGAGACTTTATTCTACTGCCATTTAACTTTGTCTACCACTTTATTTTATTTGCCCACCAAGCAGCAGACATCTTTCCCTTAGCGATATTTGACGCATGGCGGGCTTTAAACGAGGCTCTACGGGCTTTATCAGCCGCAGACTCACCTTCTCTAGCAGGAGAGCCAGAAACGCCTTGCTGACCGAATCTGATGAGCTTTACCTGATCGCCTTCTTTGGCTAGAACAGCATGGCTTTTGGTAGGATGACTAGGTGTTTTCTTTGGCTTGTTGTAGCCAGAAAACTCCTCTTTGCCGCGCTTAATCATTTTTTCATCGGCTTCGCAGTCTTAGCCGCCTCTTTAAATGCCTTCGCAGTAGGAGCGCCCTTAGTTCCCGGCTTACGCATCTTCTCGCCTGATCCCTCGGCTATACGCTGACGCTTTTTGTGAATATTGGCATAAAGTCCAGCTTTCATTTTTTCACCTTCTCTTTAGGTTTAGTGTGAGTTAAGACTTTGCTATTCTTGGTATGCTTTGCACCTGTCATTAGAGTTTTGCCAACCTTATGAGTTGCACCAGTGTAAAGTTTTCCATCAGGTAAATAATGCGGTACGCCTTTCATTTCTTTGCCTTGTTCTTAGCTGTACGCTGACCACGCTTAGGCAATGACTTACCAGCCTCAGAAAGTGCAATAGCAATAGCCTGTTTAGGATTCGTAACTACTTTGCCGCCTTTACCGCTGTGGAGAGTGCCTTCCTTGAACTCGCCCATTACCTTACCCACCTTCTTCTGTGCTTTCGTCATTTTCATTTAGCAACTCCTCTAATTGCTGTTGAAGTTCCAATTCCGTAACTTCATACCGTTTTTCAAAGGCTTTACGACCCATACCGTGATAACCAGAACTACCTCGATGATGCTCAGGACACAGTGGAATCACGTTATCGTGAGAGTTCCTAACCCCCATTCCTAGCCCCATTCCCCTGATATGATGAATCTCAGCAGGAGTGCCAGCATTACCAAGTTTATAGCACAATATACAGCCAATATCAGCTATTTTGGATAGGTATTCTTTCTCTCTTTTTCTCATTTATCCTCTAGCTCGTATAGCCTCAGCATAATTTCTACCAAAATAAAATTCATCATCGTCACAAGCCTCACATAACTTAGCGCATTCTTCTCTTTCTTTCTTTACCGCAGCATCAATAGCTTCCTTAGATGCCTCAATAATCGCAATATTGTGTTTTATTAATATCTGCTCAATAAGCCACAATACGTTTTCGCCCAAATATGCCGCGGCTTCTCTCTTTTTATCTTCAGTCATGGCACTCGCATAAGAAACTATAGCAATCAGGACAATATCCAGTTTCAGCCAGCTTCATCCTTACATCCCATCTAGCCTTACCGAATTTCTTACAAGCCTCTAAATCATTGCTATCAGGTAAGTCAGTATCCAGAAACCTAGCAATACACTCAAATAGCTCGTTATGCTGATTCCATACCGTATCTAAACTTTTAGTCTGACTCTGAATCGTGGCTTCCATACGATCAATAGTGGCTTGTTGTTCCGCAATAACTCGCTCAAGACTCATTCTTTTTCTCCGGTTGATAATCACGGAATGACTCGCCCTCATTGCATTTAGGACATACCGTTACCGTACCGTCAGAACACCACGGATCATTAGCCGTAGGGATTTCGTTCCAATCTTCAACATAGCCGCAATATTCGCATTCAGCCAGATTTGAGTCGTCTATTTCCATCTCCTTTTCTTTATGGGTATTTATTTGTGTCGCACCTTTACTGCCAGCAGGCCATATATATTGATTTTGATTAATAGTCATATCGTACCCAAACCGCATAGCGTTAATTAACTGCGGAGTCATAGCCGTAAACTGCTTTGGATTCGGCTCATCAGGGCAAATAGTAATTGTGTACGGCAACTTAGCCATTGTTATTCTCCTAGTTAGTATTACGGTCTATTGCTCGATTAGAGGCTTCCTGTGACCTCCAAACATCTATCCTAGCCTGTGCTGCTACCAACTCCCATTTCAACGCCTCAGCCCTTTCTACAGCCTCCTGAAGCCCTTTAAGTACCTCACGATATTCTGGATGAGCATAAGCATAATTCTCCCTATCCGCTATCGTATTGCCTGTAGCCCTAGCAAATAATATTGCCTTCTTGCTCTTACGAAACTCCTCAAGATACGTTACCTCAGCCTTTGCCTTAGCATAAGCTCCTGCGTTCTTAAGCATA